ACCAGAATCATCGGATGATGAATATACAGAAAAAGAAAAAGCTAGTTTGAAGAAATCACGTAAAAAAGCTAATATTATTGTTGATTCATTAATTGAAAAATTTAAAAAAGAAGAAAATCCAAAAACTACAATGAAAACTAAAAAAATAACTAAAAGAGTATTACCTGAAGTTCATAAAGACTTAGATAAATATATGAAGAACTTTGATTTATCTATTGATAAAAGTTTAAAACCTAAAAAAAGACTTATGAGAACTATGAAAATAGTCGAACCAAAAAAAACTTCTATGAGTACAACTAAGATTATAAAACCAGTTAAGAAAAGAAATTTTATAACTACAACTAAAATTGTTGAATATAAACCTAAAGAACATGAATTAAATAAAGTTATAGAATTATTAGGAGAATTAAAACAAACATCTCCAATTATTAATGCTAAAAAATATGTAAAAAATTTTATTAAAAATAATTAAGAAAGAATTAATATTATTATCTATATGTCATTTGAACAAGTTTTAGAGAATAGAGATGCTCATAAAAAAACTATGGATTTTATGGAACAAGTTAAAATAGTAAAACAATTAACAGAAAAATATGCCAGAGAAAAAAATATTAGTAGACTTGATGCTCAAAAAATGGCTTGGGAAAGAGTAAGAAATGGTTCATATATGCTAGAGGATTATGAAGATGAAAAACCACAAGAATCAAAAGCTTCTATAATTACAGAAAATAAAATAGGATTCGTTTCAGAAGAAAAATCTAAATTATTAAAAATATATGATTTAGTTAGAAAAATCTGTAAAAAAAATAATGATAATGATAATTATAAAAAATTAGAAAAATATTTTACAAATTTAAATAAAAAAATACATTAATATTAATTATGTCATATAAAAAAATAGTCAAAATAGAAAATTCTAAAGTTAAAAATAAAAGACTACGAGTCACATTAAATAATGGCGATACATATGATTTTGGTCTAAAAGACGGAGATACCTATATTGATGAAGGTAATAAAGAAAAACGTGAAAATTATTGGGCTCGTCATTTAGGTAATCCTGTTGAAGAGTATAGAATTAGAAATTTAGTTCCAAGTCCTTCTTTATTTAGTGCATATTTATTATGGGGAGAAACAACTAACTTAAATCAAAATGTAAGAATTCTAAATAAACTTTTTAAATAATGTATATATATCACAAATAACTATATTTAAAAATAAAATAATATTATTAAATATAAATGGAAAACTTTAACTTATATAGACTAAAAGAATTAAGTCCAAATGATTCTAAAGCTTATATTACTAAGTATTTTGTACCTCTTAATAACGGGACTCATGCTTTTTACTTGGACGGTATGTATGTAGTAAAAGAAGAACAAGAAATTAAACGTACTTATTTTAATAGAATGTCAAAAGAATTATGTAATTATTATTTCAAAGAATTCTCAGATATTAAAAGTATAATTTATGATGTTAATCAAGATACATTTTTTGAAGATAAATTAAATTTATGTCCAAGATTAAAATTTAAACCTAGTATTATAAGTTATTCTGATAAAGTAATAAAACAATTAGATTATATTAAAAACTTTTTAAAAGAAATATTATGTTCAAATAAACAAGATAGTTATGACTTTCTTTTAAAATGGCTCAGTAATATGATTAAAGGAAATAAAAATACTTCTTGTTTATATCTAAAAGGTGTACAAGGAACAGGTAAAAGTAGTTTATTTTATTTTTTATCAAATCATGTATTAGGTAAGAATCTATGTTTAGAAACAGGTTCAGACCCTATTAGAACTAAATTTAATGAAATTTTAGGAGGTAAATTATTAGTCAATATTGAAGAATTAGAAAATTTTTCTAGAAATGAATGGGAATCAATAAGTTCAACTTTGAAAAGAATGATTACAAGTAATAGTATTACATTACAAAATAAATGTACAAAAGCTTATGAAACTACAAATATTAATAATTATATTTTATGTTCAAATAATGATGCAATTAAAGACGATGATGGAAGAAGGTATTTTATTTTAGATATATCTATTAAGAAAAAAGACAATCATGATTATTATAATTCACTTTATAAATGTATGAATGATGAAGTTGGTGAAGCATTTTATAATTATCTATTAACTATAGATACTGATAATTTTAATCCACAATCATTTCCAATGACAAATAATAAATTAGATAGTCTAAGTAAACGTTTAGATAATGTTTATAAATTTATCAAAGAAGAATATATTTTAAATAATTATAAATTAGATATTAGTTTAACAGAAATGTATTCATATTATAAAATATATTGTAGAAATAATTTAATTAAATCTGTCCCTAAAGAAGACTTTCATAGAAAACTTTCAGAAGCAAATATTAATAAAATTAGAAAAAATAATAAATACTATTTTGATATTCAATTAGTAGATTTAGTTTCTATAGCTAAAAAAAATAATTGGATAAATGATTTAGATGAATTTGATGAAAAAAATACTAAAGAAAAACCAAGAAAAAATATTATGGATTCAGATAGTGAGGATGAAACAGAAGTCGAAAGTGTTAAAACTAAAAAATATAATTCTTCAAGTGAATTAGATATTGACTTTAGTGATTGAAAATCATTTTTTCAGATTAATTTTAAATATAATAATTTTTACTATTATATTTAAATATTTACTTTATATATATAATTATAAAATGAGTTTCCGAAATGATTTGAAGTTTGGACAAAAATATGAAAAACTTTTAATTTCTTTAATTCCTCATGATTCTCATGTTCTTACTTGTGGATATTGTAAAGAATATGATTTTAAATTAATTAAAGACGATAAGACGACTATCTATGAAGTGAAGGCGGACCGTAGAGCATATAATACTAGAAATATAACTATAGAGTTTGAATGCAATGGTAAACCCTCAGGAATACAAAGTACGACTGCCGATGTTTACGCCTATTTCGTCTGCCGGCCTATGGAAGCATATGATTTATATCTAATACCGACTAGTACGTTGAGAGAGATGATAATTAATAAAAAATACAAGCGTCTAGTACGTGGTGGAGACGGTTATAAGAGTCATATGTATCTGATAGGCTTGGAGCTACTAGATGCATTCAGATTTGACTCAATGGATATAGACCATAAACTAGACGATGAAATTCTCACACCGATAGCTTGAGAGACGATGAGTTGAAATTTTAAGGGGGTATATAGGCTTTTATATACACGTCCCTTTCTGTCCTGTATATAAAAAAATATACACTAAAGACACTTAAAGAAATGACGCGTATATATATTATACAATGACAAGCGCATACACAATAGACGACGTTGAATCTCTCACCGCGACCATCGACAACTGGATGCTCTTGGAAGAACAACTACAGTACATAAGTGACATGAGCAACTGGCATAGAGACGAGGAGATAAATCTCAAACCAAAACTGAGACGGTTCCGAACTCAAAAAGGTCGCGAGTCTGATAGATATCAGATGCTAAAAGACTGTCAGTTCCATCATATGATGGAGTACATGAGACTATCACAAGACTATAATAAATTCAGTCCAAAACGTAAAGAGATTGAGAAAGTACTTGAAGAACAAGGACTCATTGGAGACGTAGAACACTAATCATCTCAAAGTTATTAATAAATAAAATAAAATAAATAAAACATAGACTATACAACAGATTAAATTTAAATAATACATTCTATATATAAATACATTAATATGTATTTATATATATTCGTTCAAAGTTAAAATAAAATGCGTAAATATATACAAACATAATAAACCATACATATATATACAAATATAATTAAATATTTAAGTAATTATTACATATTATCATTAATTAAAAATTTTTAATTAATGATAATATGTAATAATTACTATTTTTTTAACTTATTTCGTAAATATATATATCATTATATTAGATAATGATATATACACACTTCGCCCGCCCACATAATAGATTAAATTAAATTCATTCTTTCTTCAAAATCTGTAATAGGATAAACAGTATTTAATGTAGCTTTATAATTTATAATATATTCTGTTTCCAAAATAAAACCCGACCTTTTATCACAAACAGAACATTCTATTATTTTCTCCATAACGAAATTATCCCATCCACCATTATTACGAATATACCTATAAAGTAAAGTATAATATTGAATACCATTTTTATTATCAACACTTTTTCTATGTTGTTCTTTGCGTCTTTCAAAATCAATAGTAGAACCAATATATATATTATCGTCATCTTCTTTTTTTGAAACAATTTTATAAATAGTAAAATTATCATATTTATTTCTATTTTTCATTTCAGGATGTTCTTCTTCTATTTCACTTTCTTCAGATTCATTAGACGAATCAGAATCACAATCATGAGAATTAAAAGAAGAAGACGAGTCATTATCAGAACTATCACTAGATGAACTAAGTATTGTTTCTGAATCAGAAAGTTTATTAATATCTTCTGCGATAATATAACAATCATCTTCACTATTAGAACTTTCTACTTCTTCTATTTTTCTTTTCATTATACTATATAATATAATGAAAATTTTAAATATTTAAATTATTTGAAAAAATCCATAGTCCTCACAAAACCATTTGAAATTATGCATAAAACCTTGATTATTTAAATTATCTATAATATGACTTTCGTCATAACCTAACATTAAACAATTATACATTGTATATAAAATAAAATCTAAATTGACATATTGTTCATTTTTCTCATCTGGGTGAATATAAATATTATTTTCTATTTGAGACATTATAAAAATTCTATGTTTATGTAAAGCTAAATTAATTAATTCACTTTTTTCAAAATCATTAATATTAACTCTTAATACTTTTTGTATTTCCATTAAATATATATATACAATATATATTTAAATAAAATTAAAAACTTATACTTCAGAAACTACTTTTGATTTTTTATTATTTTTTCTTTTTTTAGTAGTAATATTTTCGAGTATAGTCGGTATGACATTATCATGTTCACTTTTTTCAAATTCAATTAGTTCAGATTTTACAACTTCAGGTTGAGGTTCTAATTCTGGAATTTTAACTTTCTTTTGTCTTTTAGGCTTTTCCTTGACTTCTTCAATAACAGGTAATTCTTCTTTATGTTCTTCAATAACAGGTTCTTCAACTTTAACTTCATCTTCTTTTGGTTCATCAATTCTTACATCAATTTCTTTTTCAGATTTTTTTCTTTGATAATATTCTCTACTTTTAGTTCTTTTATATTCTAGAAATTGAGGGTCATTTTCTTTACGTTGTTTATAATAAAGTTTTCTTTGTTCATTTACTTTATCCCTATTTTTTTCTCTATATTTCAAAGTAGCTTTTTTTTGTGATTCAGTATAAGACGAATAAATAATATTATAAGGTTCAGTTCTTTGAGGTTCATTATATAAAACTTCTGTCATTATATATATTTTTATAGTATTAATTCTTTATATATATTATAATTGATTTATTGTACAAGGAATTTTAAAAGCATCTATATCACCCCTTTCTCTTTCATTATCTTTAGAAATATTATCTATATCAATAGGAACTCTTTTATTAGCATCAGTACTTCTAAAGAAATGTTTTAAAATAAATTCATTTTTCTTAAAATCAATACTAGTATTTAAATCATCAAACATATCTACAAAATCATTTACATCAGTATATAAATGTCCTGTTCTATATGGACTACTATTAATATAATGACCTAAAGCTAGACAATAATATCCACATGCATTATTTAATAAACTTTGTATATCTCTTTCAGTATGAGGTAAACCTTTTATTCCTGTTGTTTTTTCTACTACTTCTTTTACATGTTGAGGAGGTGGAGCACCATAACTATCAAAATAAATTGATTCCATTTTATCATTTGGATATTTATTGCATTGTAAAAAAGTCCAATGTGTTCCGTCATTTTCATGTCCGTCTTCATCATGAGAATCTTCAATATTAATTATATAACATTTATTAAATTCAATTGGATATTCTAATTCATTTTTAAAACAACATTCCGCAATTGGAATATTCATTCTTTTAGATAAATCATAAATTTGAGAATCTGATAATGCCATTTATATATAATTATTATAATTAAATATTTATATATATTTACTATTAAATTAATTTATTTATGAATTTATTCATTATTTTCTTTTTTTTCTTATTTTTCCACCTTTAATTTTTTTATAAATATTATATGCTGGGTCATATTTAGCTATTGTATTACCTACAGTTCTTAAATCATCTTCTATTCCTCTACCATGCATTAATTGGTCTGCATTATGAAATGCATTTGAAACTACTGGTCTAATATTTGAATATAAATCTTGTGCTCCTCTTCTTGCACTATCATATGCTTGTTCGGCATCGTCACGAATACCTCCACCATGTCCACCTGCATAAAGTCCAGTTCCAAGACCCGAACCACTATATCCAAGTCCTTGACCACCATTATTAAATTGTTGAAATTGAACTGGAAGCATATGAGACATAGAAAAATTAGCCGTTAAAGGTTGAGAAACTAAAGCTTGAGGAAAATAATTAACATGGTTACCATTCAAACCAATAGTACCACCTTCAATTAATTTTTTATGTCTTGTATGATGCATTCCATAACCATAAATATCTGCCGATGATGAAACTGGAGCTTCATATCTTTGAGCTATTCCTGAATTATTCATTTTACTCAACATTTCATTAGCCCCTGCACTTTGTAATCCTGCTCTATTCATATAATCATAATTAGTTCCAAGATGTTCATTAATTAAATTATTTGCATGAGCTTTTGCTTCTGAATGTTCTAATGTATTAGGACCATGTTTTCTCATTTCTTTTACTTTAGAAATTGCATGATGATATTTATCTGGATTATCTATATAATCAACTGCTCCCGCACTCAAAGCGGCCGCTGCTGGAATTAAATAAGGTGCAAGAGGGGCAAGAGTTCCACCACTTCCAAAAGTAGCAAGACCACCAAGACCGGCTGCCCCTGCCGTTATTGCACCCACTGTTGCCGCTTTTGCATATGGTTTGATTTTATCACCTACTTGATAAGCTAAGTCTCGAACACCATGTTTTTCTAAAAATCTATCAAATTTAGGACCAAATATTCCGCCTCCTGTTCCATGATAATCTCCTAAAGCTTGATGTTCTTCGGGTGTTAGACTTAGATTTCTTTCTAATTCTTCTTCATCTAATTTTAAATCAGTTCCATTACCTTTATTAAATGCTCTCATTGCTATATCATATGTTTCTGGTTTTACTATAATATGACAACCCATTCCATGCTTTACTCTTACTTTTTTCCCTTTCCTCATTTTATGCATTTGAGGAGTACTACATTCTACAGTCAAAATATGTTTCATAATAATATAATATTTAATTATATTATTATAAATTTAAATATTTAAGATTAATAATCTAATCTTCTATTAAACCCTTGCTCTTTTCTCTCATCCATTATGTTGAAATAAAAAAATTGAAAAACTCTAGACACGGGCTCCGGTAAGGATATCTATTGAGATGGTATCCACTCCGAATTCTACAAATACAATAAAATCCAAAGCTTTAGAACTTAGATTTTGTCCAATAATTTGTACTGATTTAGGAACAGATTGTTCAGCAGGAAGCATTCTTTCAACATTGACATAATAATAATTATAACACATATCAAATGCTTGTCTAGAAACTAAACCAGAATTCAAACCGTCTGTCATTCCACCATTTACAGCATTATATCCATAAAGTTGATTATTATATTGTTCAAAATTATATTTTTCAGTATTATAAATTGCATTTTGACCAGAAATTTGAATATTAAAATTTCCTAGATAAGTCAAAGGTGATGTTGGACCAGTTCCAGCAGGGTCATAAGGACTTTGCCAGACTGGTGTACCTGTCAAAAATCCAGTATTTTGACTCATTGTTGCAATTGCAGGAGCAATAGTTCCTATAGATGTAGTATTATTTGCACCAGTAGCAGAAGAATAAAAAGGTAAAATTAGAACAGATTTAATATTTGCAATACCATTAGTAATTAAATTTGAATAAGTTTGTTGAGGAGCAATATTTTGAACTTGGTATTGGTAAATATCAGTATATTTAATATTTTTAACTGGATTAGATAAATATGCTTGTTCAAAAGGTGGATTAAAAGTATATGAAGGAATATACAAATAAATACTTCTTGATAAAGGAGCAGTAGCTTGACCAGCTAGAGCACCTAAAGCTTGGTCAAGACAAAAAGCACCTACTGATATATTTAATCTATAAGTAAAAACGGCAGTGTTCGCAGCGGTTGCAGCAGCATTATTACTTCCTCTTGGTAATAGAGACCATCCTCCATTTTGTTGTGTGAATGTTGTACCCGCACCCGTAAGTGTTGCGGGAATATTTGAACCTGATGCAATCATAATAGGATTTACTCCACCAAGTGGATTTTGAATCGATTTAACAACAGATTGAACTGAAATAAGACCAGTAGCAGGAACAGCATCACCAGCAATAGAAGCATTACAAAATTCTGTTGTAGTATTATTTAAATTCATTGTCATTTTCATAAATGCACCTTTAATTAAAGGACAAAAATTAAAAAATGAATGAATATGTTTTAAATAAACAGTTGCAACAACAGCAACTTGATACATACTACCACCATTAATACCACCAGCAACTTTATTATAAATATAACCTTTCCATAATGTATTCAAAGCGTTTCTACCTCCGAATGCATTATTGATAATATTTCCTTGAGCCGTTCCAATAGGAGCATCGCCACCAAAAAGTAGATTACCAAAATATTGAGTACTCTGATAAAGTCCAGCAGCTAGACCAGTACCAACGGTGTTTTGACCAATTGAACCTTGAACATCAAAATTAATTAATTGTTGTCTTACAATAAAACCTTCATTACCACTACCAGACCTAAAATTATTAAATTGTCCAGTAGGTAGAAGAATAGTATTTAAATTACTATTATTACAAGTTCCATTTCCTACAAGTCCAGTATTAGCATTTAATACTGGAGCAATGTATTGAAAACTCAAAGCATCGTCAGGAAAGAAGCCAATTGTTGGTCCTTGTACATTTACATCATCTAAACTGAGACTAGTCATTAATTTAAATGAATTCCACATATTTGCATATGGAGTTTGTTGGATAATTGTAGTACCATTATAATCTAAAGTAAATGAATGAATAATCTGACCAAACCAATTTTTTAATCCAATAGTATAATCATAACTTGTATTAGATAATGTAGGGTCTGGAATAACAATATTTGGAGCATTAACACCAGCCGAATAAGTTGTTTGTGTTAAACCTAAAGTTAATGTTAAAGGAATACTCAAATATGATTCTCTATAAGACATATATTTATTACTATTACAAATTTGTGAAGTATCAATAATACTTTGATTACTGTTATAATTTTGATTTTGATTATCAAGCATACTAATCCAGTCTTTTCTAATAAAGACTGAAGGAGAACCTTCGATTTCTTGAGATAGGTCAAAAACTAATTTATCACACATTATTATATTATAATATATATAATAATGTATAAATCTTTTTAAATAAAAAATATTGAATTAAAAGAATCGAAGTATTGATTAGAAACTCATTACAATATTTTTTCTTTTTTTAGGTTCAATACTTAATGAACTTAATTTACTTGATAAATTTTTACTTATTCTTCCACCTGACATTCTTTTAGCAAAATTTGAAGCATATGTTTCAGGATTATTACCAGTCGTATGAATATAATCTTCTAAATCCATATAACTAGAACCTGCACCAGGTCCACCTTTACGAATAACAACAGCACCCATACCACGACCTTGAACATGTGGTTTAGGAGACATACCTGCAAATCTATAGCATTTTGTATTATTATAAACCATTATATATAAATAATATTATTTAATATTTATATATTTAAATTATTCTTTAGAAAAACTATAATTTTCTTTTATAGATTGTCATTTATGGAAACTATAAATTATTCTTTTTAGAAAAATCAAAGATTTCTTTAGGTATTTTACAAATTCCCTTTCAACTTATCTTTAATACAAATATTTCTAAATTTTAAAATATTTCTCATTAAATTATCTAAACAAATTATTTTACTTGTAATAACTTTTTCTTTTTCACATTCTTTATCTTTTTTCAAATCAGTCATTAATTTATTTCTTTCTGTATTAAATTCTTCATAAAGTTTTTCAATATAATTTTCATTATTTAAATCCGACATATATATAAATTAATTAATTATATTTTAAATACTTTAGTAATTAAATCAATATTTAATTTTTTAGTAATTAAATCAATATTTAATTTTTTCTTAAATAAATTAATTAATTTCATCTTTATCTGCAATTGTCATCAAAATTGTCATATTAGGGTCATTTATAATTAATGGTTGTAAATCTGTCCCTAATAATGTCAATCTTAGTTCTGTATATGTTCCATCAATCATTTTATTCCACATAAAAGTAGGAGGTGATTCAGTAATTTGTTGACCTACTGCTACTTTAGGATTTAATGAAAAAATAATTGAAGAAGGTTGAGAATATGGATTATTAATATTACTTAATGAAAATAAAACATTATTATTTGGTTGAACTTGAGGAGCAAAATTACTTAGATAACTTAATGTTCCTAAAACACCATTAACACTTTTTTCTACATAATTTGAAGTTTTTGTTGCTGGTACTGGTGGTATAAAAGTATTATTTATATTTGGATTAGAAGCAAAATTTGGAAAATAACCAACAATTTTATTAAATCTTGCCGGAAAAGTGACAACAGGATTTTGTGGAGTAGTAGGCCAACCTGGAAAATTTGTAATTCCTGTAATTGATGCATTAGTTGGAAGACTTGAAGGAATTAGATAAGTATTTAATTGAATTGCGTATCTAGTAGCATTTAAAATTATTTCAAATGGATATGCATATTGACCTGTTAATGTATCAATCCAATATGTCCCATTATTAATAAATTGAAATTGTATAAAAAAATTAATTTCTGGTATTTCATAAAGTCCATCAGGTATTACAATAGTATAAGTATTTGTTGTTGTTCCTCCTACCCAAGTATATGTAAAAGTATTATTTTGATTTGATGCTGAAATATTAAACCAAGAATAAAACATAGAAATATTAGATATTGAAATATACTTATTAGTCAAAACTGTAGAATTAGGAAATTTAAAAACTAATTTATTATTTTGTCCATCTTGAACGATATTTGATTCATTAAAAACAATTACAAACATTTTATATTAATATATATAAGTATTTATTTAATTATATATATTTTTATTTTTAATATTTTAAAAAATTAACGGTGAATTTTTATTCCTCGTTGTTTAAAAATTTTATTTTTTCTATTTACAAAACCATAACCTAATAAATGTTTATCATAATTAGAATTAGCTTCAGTATTAGGATTTATAAGACCGAATGCAGTAGGAACTTGTGAACCACCTAGAAAGAAAGGAGGGTTTTCAGTTTCACTTCTCATTTGTATTAAATTTGCATATTCATGAGCTCGTTTTGGATTATATGACATAATATATAATAATATATAATTTAATTTTTATATCAATACTTTGTTTTAAATTTGTATTTTAATACTTTGTTTTAAAATTGTTAGAAATATTTTTATTCTTTAGAATATTTTAATATCCAAGTGAATTTAATTCTTCTAATATTTCATAAACTTCTTTTTTAGGAAGTGAATTATTTTTTTGTAGTTTTAATATCATTGATTTAAAATTTTTAATTAATTCTGGTGAATCATTTCCACTAGCTATTTCTCCTTTCATAACTTCAAATTTATGTATTTCTTTTTCTTGACTGTCTTTTGAAGGTGAAGGAATTGATATTTTATCTATAATATTTGATTTTGAACAAACTTTATGTAAATAATTTTGTTCATTTTCAGATAATTTATTTAAATCATTATAATGTGGCATTCCTCCTCCTATAATAGTCTTAACAACTTTAGATAAATCTTCTGTAAGACGAGTAGAAGGAATATCAATAATATTACCACCAGAAATATGTTTTAATGAGAATATATTTTCTTTATTTAATTTATGAGAATTTAATAAATATTTACCAAATTTAATAAATTTACTTGTAGGTTCTATTCCTCTACTTAAATCTAAATTTTCTTTAACAGTTTGAGAATAAGGTTTTAAAAATCCACTTCCTTTAGGACGTCCTCTTCTTCTTTTAATACCATTTCCACAGGAAATACCTAAACCAATAGAATTAGGAGCAAGAATATTACCAATACCATTTCTAGGGTCATAAAGGTTATTATTCGCATTTGCTGATAATGCTAAGAAACAAGCTAAACTTTTTTGTTGTTGTGTTCCATCAGGATTATTGAAATCGGCATTACTTGGAATCATTAATATTTTATTTGTAGGAATAGCTCTATATAATGAATCTATTTGTACAGCTGATAAAGCTGCTAGACGTCCTCTTAAATATCTATCAAATTCTGCTGTTGTTCCTACTCCTGGTATTCCTACTTTACTACTTGAACTACTTTGTCCACCACCACCGTCACCGCTATATAATAAAGAAGAAAGTGATGATAATGCACTTTGACTAGCTTTTACTGGTGTATTAGAATTTCCAGAATTAACTGTTTGAAATCCACTATATGCACTTCCGGATTGTGAAGGTGCATTTTGTACTGAACTTTGAGGGGTGTTTTGAAAAGGCATATTATAAGATTGTTGACTTCCTTGTTGACTTCCTTGTTGACTTCCTTGTTGACTTCCTTCTTGACTTCCTCCATCACCATCATCATCATCTCCATAACCATAATGATTAAAAAAATCACGTATATCATGTTGAATTACATTATATTGAAAAGGTCCTAAACCTGCTGGATTAATTATTTCAAGAAATTTTAAATTTAATGATTTAAGTCTATTTAATGCAACATAATATGAATCTTTAATACTTTCGTAAAATGGACCATCAGTATAATTAGCTCTTAATTCATTTTCTAATGCTGTCCTACTTTTACTTATTTCAAATAAAATTTTATTTTTATCCCAAAAAGTTCTCATTAAAGAAGGATTAGGAAATATAGTCGAATAAGCTTGTAAAATATCTCTTGCTTCGTCTGTAGCTCCTCCAACAACATTTCTTCTAGCAACATCAAGAATTCTATTAATTTGTTCTCTTGTAGGTATAATATCAATATAAAATGTCATTAATTCAAAAACATTATTTTCTAATTCTCTTATAGTATTTTCTTCATGAATTATTTCTGGTTCTTGATGTTCTGCATGAAGTGGTGGCGGTCGTCTTAATATATCTCTTACATTAGTTTGTAAAAAAATTTCTGAAAAAGAATCAAATTCTGCTAGTGTATGTTTTAATACATTTGATAATATATTTAATGAATCTAAAGTAGGTAAACCCGCTGGAGTTATAGATGAAGATGGTTGAACGTCAATAAAGTTTTTAACACTTCTAGAAAAACTATTTGCATCTGTATACATTTTTGATATAAAATTAATTATTTGTTGAACATCATTTTTATCTCCTTTTATTCCAATAGAATATATTTTTCTTAAATTAACTACAATTTCAGGCATTCTTTGAGCTGTAAAAATTAATAAACTATTATTTATATTTAATGGATTAGATAATATTGCTTGTACTACATTTGTACCGAAAGTTAAAGAAGAAATAGTAGCAATAGATGAAGCTACATCTTGTTTTAATTTTTCAGTATCTAATAATTTATCTTCAATACTTCTATTATCATTTAAACCTACTATAGGCATAACTTGACCAGTAGTTTTATAGAGAGCATTAGCATCATAATTTTTTTTATTAATTGAAGTTTCTAACATCAATCTCTCTATATATTCATTTTTGTTTTTAATAATATCATTTTCGGTTTTATTAGGTTTCCCACTCATATTATTATATAATAAATATATAATAATATTTTATTAAATCTATTAATTTGACTTTAGTTCTTTTTATTTTAAAATTGTTAGAATTTCATTCTAATGTTTTAATATTTTTAAAAAATTTTATGTTCTTTTTAATGGAAAAGTTTCATATTTGAAATTACTATCAAGTAAAGTTTCATTTACAATAATATTAAATTTTTCTATAAGTTCTTGTTCATTATATGTGTCTAAAATGGTCTGCATTTCGTCCATAAGTTTTTTTTTAAGTTCATGTTTCCAATAACTTGGATTAGATATAATACTTTTACCCATATTATGAATTGCAATTACTTTTACTCTCAAAATATAAGCGTCTTTATATTCTTTATCTATTTCTTCTTGAGTTTTAATAACTTCTACTTTTTGTTCTTCTAATAATAATTGTTCTGGTGTTAAAGTATTTTTAATTAAATTTTTTTCATATTCATTAGGTTCAGAATAAGGAATATCAGAAATCCATTCTACATCTTGTTTATATATTTCATCTGAATTTTGTATTACTTTATGCTCGTTTTCTTCTTCCTCATTTTCTTTAGAATTCTCATTTATTTTTTCAAAAGCTTCCATTAAAGTTGTCATATAATTGATATATGTATTATCCTTTATATGAATTTTTAGTATTTAATAAAGGTTTATATTTATCTAAAAAACTTTGTTCAATTTTTCTAATTTCTTGTTTATTTTCACATTCTCCATTTTCTAATATTTCAAATATAAATTTATCTATTCCACCATTTTCACGAATATATAAATATAATTTTAACCAATATAATTTACCTCTTTTATTAGTAGTATTTTTTTTATGTTTACTTTTTCTTTGAGAAATATTATTTGTAGAACCTATATATAATAAATCATTATTAAAATTAATAGAATAAATAAAATACTTCATATAATTAATACATGTCATGTTCCTTTACATATTTTGAAGCTTGACTTAAACTTAAACCTTCTTTTTTCATAACTTCTGCTACAATATCACCTCTAGCTCTATTACCTCGTTTTGTTCCTACTAATTTTTTTATTCCCTTACCTACTTTTTGTAATGGTCTAGCATTTCTTAAAAGTTTCATTTCTTCTACTTGATGTTGAGTTAACATTAATTGACCTTTCTTTAATTCTTTTGCTTCTGCGACTCTATGTCCTTCAATTAATTGTTGTAATGCACTATTTTTTGGTCTAGAATATTTATATTTTTCATCATCAGAAGAACTTTCGGAATCAGAACTAGAATAATATTTTTTTTTACTTTGTTTTAACTTGTTAATACTCTGTTTTTCTTTAGAAATACTTTTACGTTTGTTAATACTTCCTCCAGTAGTTGGTGGTTTTTTAGCTCCACTAATATTATAATAACGCTCTGCATCTGCACCTGTGGGAATACGAGGCCCTATACCTTTACCCTTTCTTATTCCTACACCAGTCTTATTTCCAATATAATCAGATAATTCTTTTCCAGCATATCCTCCAGCCGCCGAACCTGCCATTCCTGCAAGAGGATTACCTCCTGAAGCTATTCCTGCAAGACCTCCAGTAACTGCACCAGTAACAGCGGGTACACCATTATGAAGTAGAGAAGAGGACAATCCACCTTTCTTTTTAGTAATATAATCTAATGTTTTATCTAATTCTGGACTATTTTGAATTGGATTAATAATTTTTTCTTGAACTGGATTTATTATTTTATCTTCAAATCCACTTTTTATAGTATTCCCTAAATTTTTAAAAGCATCAACAAAACCAATATCTCCACCATGTATATTATGATGTTTATGAATATCCATTTCAATTTTAGCCATTTTATTTAAAATTTTTTCTTGACTTTTCATTAAAGCTTTATGAATTTTATCTTCTTCTTTTGAAATAGGCATAATATAAAATATAATATTTATTAGTATTTATATATTATTAACTCCAAAGTTAATATTTATAAGTTTATCATTAATTCTTACATCACTTAGATTAGTTCTATCAAATAATTTAATATAATCATTATAAATTTGATTTAGAAAAACATCACCGTCAATTCCCCTATCTTCTATTTTTAAATTTAATATTTTATATATTTCTAAAGAAAGTTTTTTATATTCTTTTGAAGCAAATAATTCATTTTCTAATTTATCTTCAATTTTCAAATATAAACTTATACTTGTTAAAATACCAATTATAAAACTTAAACCACAATTTAAAACACTTATATATGATTGTTCAATATAAGGTTGTAAACTAACTGATGCAATTGCATTCAATGAAGAAAAAACTATAATTGGTAATTTAAAATATACAACAATATTTTTAACTTTAAAATATAATTCACTATGATGTTTTTCTAATTCATCACAATTTTCCATAATATTTTTTAAAAGTAATTCTATTTTATCATTCCAATTACTTGATGTTATACTCATTATTATATATAAATATAATAATCAATTTTTATTTAATTTTTTATTTTATGTAGAAGGTAAAAATAAAACTTCTTGAGTTCCAAAAGGAGCCATAATACCAAATTTATTAATTGCAAATTCTACACTATTTAATGCCGAACTTGAATTTGTATGAATTGCAAAAGCTAAAATTAATTCTGTCGAAGCAAATGCACCAACTTGTGAACCTGCAACTGTAGATAATTCCATATTATTTAGATTAGAACCATAATAATTAGGTGTAGGACAAGAACCTGAAACATTTGCAAAAGTTAAATATCTAGTATTTGTTGTAGGTGTAATACTTTGATTAAATAAATATGTTCTTTTGGATTTATAATAATTTACTGGTGGAACTGAATCATTAGCTGTTAAAATTACTATATAAGGTGTATTATCATTACTAGTTGTAATACCATTAAAAATATTCATATAGACTCCTAAAACTTGTGCAACTGTCATACCTATAGACGGACCTAAATACCAATTAATTTTATTTATTCCAGAACTAAAACTATTTTTAAAATACCAAGCTGGAGTAAATCCATATTGTTGTGTAATAGTTGACGTAGGAGCAATTGGTGGTCTTGCGTCTGCTGTAATAGCTGCCGAAATATATTGATTAGCTGAAGTAATTTGTTTTATAGTTAAATTAGATAAAGTTTCTTGTAATGAAATAGAATTAAAAGTTAAATCTGTTGAACTTAAAATACTTGTATCAATTTGTCCAGTTGTCCCAGTAGGTAATAAGACGGAAGTTATTCCTGAAGAATCAATAACTGGACTAGTATCTGAAGAAGTAGTATAAACTCTTACGGCTTGAGTATCTATATATTTAACATTATAATTTACTCCTGTTGTCATTGTTGCAGTTGTATTACCAACTTGAATAATATACATTTGACCAAGAACCCAATTATATGGTGCTACTGATGGATTAATATTCATAATAATAAAAGTAGGACTAGAAATAATTGTTGTAAAAGTATCATAAGTTGTTACAGTATTATCTTTTTCTATTGTCATACCATTAATATCAATAGTTCCAGTTTTAAAAGGTGCAGTTGTAGAATTAGAAGTATAAAATTGATGTCCTCCTGTTCCACTCCCACATGCATTTAAAAATTTAAGAGCTCCACTACCGTCATCAGTATAATGATAATGTCCTAAACTATCACCTGTTGGCGTTGTAGGAAAAGTAGAATTTAAATTTGAAGTTAATGAAATAGTATTATTTAAATTTGAGGATAATATACCTTGATATGATATATTTCCATATGAATCACATAATTGTAAACTTGTGTCTGGTGGTAAATTTTCTATTGACATTATATATTATTATATATAATTAATTATTTAATTATATATAAATCATTTTTTTACTAAATAAATATTTAAGCTTTAAAACCCCCTAAATTTTGTAAATTTATAGTAAATGAAACACCGTTAAAACTTGGAAGTGTTTGTAATGCTGTTGGACATTGAATAATTAATGTTGTTGCATTAGACCATGAATATGGTGTTGAATAAACTGTATTTGTATTATTATATAAAATTGTTGTAGTTCCTGATGTTGTTGCTGGTGGGGAACCTGGAAAAGGAGCAGTAGAAAATGTTAATGAACATATATATATTATAAAAAGAGGATTATTTATTATAGACACCGTAAAATTAACATTATCAAAATTAACAACAGTTGTTTGAGGTATATAAGTCGAAACAACAGTACAAGGAGAAGGACTTATAGATGCATAAGGTGTTGTACCAGTATTATTTGTAAATGTTGAAGTTGTATAAATTGCTCCATTTGCTAATACATAAGCAGTAGTCGCTAAAGTAGTATTATTAGTATTAATAGGTTGAGTTATACCTGTTGTATTTCCGGAAAAAGTTATAGGTCCTGTAAAAGTTTGTAATGAACCATATGTTAGTTGTGCGTAATTAGTCAATACTGGTGTTGCCTGATTTGCTATAACAAAAGCAGTTGTTGCTAGAGTTGTATTATTAGTTCCAATAGGTTGTGTAATAGCAGTAGAACCAGTACCAATATTCAAAATATTTTTAGAATTCATATTTAAATTTGTATAACTGTCTATTTCAGCAGAAGCAATATTTAATACTGTTTGTAAAGAACTAGTACTATCATTTAAAGCAAAATTAAACCCAGCATTTCCAGTATAAGACCCGCCATTATTAAATGAACATTGATTACCAGCAAAATAAATATTTGTATTTAATACGCCATCATATAAATATAAAGCAGAATTATTGATATTAATAGCTTGACCACTTGCCATACTGATAGCAGAATTAATATTAATATAAGAATAAATACTAGTTAAATTTAAAAGTCCTGTTATTGACCCTCCATTATAATTTAATGTCTGAGGGGCGGAACAGGTTAAAGTTGTTAAATTTCCTCCATTATTAGATAAAGTAAGACTACCATTATTACCTGTTGTATTTGCTAAAACTAAACCATAACCTCCTGTAGAATTGGAATATATAGAATAAGTGTCTTGACCTGCCGTTGATATTCCTAAACTACCACCAGTAATAGAATATGTCGTACTAATAGGATTAACAAAAGTTGCAGTATTATTTGCCGTAGGATTAACACTAAATGAATAATTAGGATTACGAACTGTTAAACCAGCAGTATTACCAGT